ACCATATGCTAAAGAATAATCGTTATAAAATTCAGCAGCTCCTAAATCATTAGCGAGTTCAGTTCTGTTTTTTAGACCATTAGTATTCCATCTATCATCTACAATAGAACTTCCAGATTGTATATTGTTGTCAAACGAGTCTTGTATAGGTACGCCTTCTGTGTCTTGAACCGGTAACTCAGTTGGGCTTTGATGAAGCGTGTTTGAAGGCATTATAATGTGCTGAGCTCCTGAGCTATCAACCCAATATATATTAGTATAGTTTACATAGTCTTGCGGTAGTGGAATACTTAAACTATGCGGTATTGTTAGTTCTTGTGATTTAATACTTTTTAAAGTATCGTAACTAAACTCTTGCAAACCTCTTTTAGCGTGGAATATAACATCAGTTCTTTTGACACTTGGTATTAGTTTACCAGCACCAACATAAGCTATTTGAAAATTGTTTATAACATCATTTAAAGATACGTAGGAATAAGAACCCCAATTGTCTTCTACAACATCACCAAAAGCTTTTTCAGCAACTGTATTACCGTAGTTACCTCCATCTAATTTCTTAAGCTGCACGACTACATATGTGTTAGCGGCTAGCTCAGCTGTTATTGTTATTGTATTACCTGAAACAGTGTAAGCACTAGTATACTCAGTATATGTACCGGCTAAACCCGTTGCGCTTGTGTATAGTTTAAAATTATTTTGACTATAGCTAGGTGTTGAAGAAGATACAGCGTAAAATATTAAATTAGTATCAAAGGTTGTAGTAAAAGTTTCACCACCACCAACAGTGCCAATTGCTTGAAAGCTCTGCGCGCCTTCGTAATATTGTCTATTGTTTTCTGTAAGTAATGCCATTTATTAACTTTTTTGATTTATTTCGTCTTGTTGTATTTCGTTAGCTGCGGCTTGTATTATTTGAGGATCTCTAATTATAATTCCTGAATATTGTAATATTCTTAAAATAACTTCTACTTGTTCGTTGTTATTTATCTCAAAGTTTTTAGAGTTATTAGGATCGTAAACATATTGACCTAAACCTCCAGTAGAAAAAGCCCACGTTACATTAAGTGGTTTTCTAATAAAAGAAGCTTCTATACCAGAAGTAATTTCAGTAGGTCTTACAAATAATTTATTATTCTCGTATAAGTATGTAGGAAATGATTTTGTTGATTTTGTAAGTGGAGACGCTTGTATGTTGTAGAATTCATTACGTTGTAATCTTTGTAATTCTACTTGATCACCTACTACAGGCGTATATGTAACTGTTCCAAGCCTGTAAAAAGCTACTTCATCATTTCCAGGATTATCATTGTAAACAACAGTAGCTCCGCTTATTGAATCTGTAGTTGGTAAATTAAAATGATTAGTGCTAAAACCGCAAGCTCCAATAGCTTTAAAAATAGATATGTTTTCATCTATATTTATTTGCCTATCAGAGTAATCATAATCTGCTTGTGGCACTCGTAATTGCTGGTTTAAATCATCAAAGTATTGTTCGAATATATCTAACTGAACCTGCGTAGCTGTTTTATTAAACTCGTCAGGTGTAATATAACCACGCTGTTCTTTATTGAGTATAAGTAAAACGGTTTGATATACAGTGTTTACGTTTATTGCCATTTATATTTTTATTTATATACAGGGCGCATTACACGCCCTGATATATTATTACATGTTATAGAAGTTTTTTCTCTATTGATTTGTAAACTTCAACACCCTCATCAGTTTTGAACCATGCAGCCATAGCTGAATATGGGTTTTCATCGAACGGTACGTTCATTAATTTTCTTCCATTGCTACCCCAAGTAAATGTTCTTTGGTCTTGCGATAGTTTAACTATGCCAGATTCTGCAGCAACGATTGCTATATTTCTGAGTTGTACGTTTTCATCATTTGCTAATTCTAAAAACAAACTAGGGTTTTTCTTAGCGAACAATAATAAGTCTCGTTTAAGTTCTTTAGAACTCATCTTAGATACTTTAGAACCTAACTCAACACGCATTATAGCTTCTGATTGATCTACGTCCATTTCTCTAGCAGCGTTTAGTGCATCTACTTGAAGTTCAATAATATCTAGTTCGTCTTCAGCTTCTGCTACTGCGCTAAATTCTTCATACATTTTACCTCTTAACGGGTGGTATAATGAAAGTAGTTTTTGTAGGTTTTGTTTTTCTTTAGGAACTTGCAAAGATCCATTTTTAAACATTATATGTCCTAGTGTTGATTCTCCTTTTTGTTCTGAAACAAAAGGTGAGTCTTGATTAGTTGCATATCTTAATTCTTTTTGAACACCTGTTTTAGTGTCAAAATAAATTAAAGCATGTTTTCTTGTATGCCTACTGGGAATAGTTAATGTTAAAGGTGATTTATTTCCTTTTAAATAATAAATTCTATCTTTAATTTCCCATTCAGGTTTATTTGGTTTTTGTTCTACAGTTTTAGCCTTAACTGTTTTTTGAGGTGCAACCTCAGTTGTTTCTACTGCTTTAGCTTCTTTAGCCATGATATAATAAAATTAAATAATTAAAAATAATATCTTGGGGCCACGATTAAGCAGCCCCAGATATTAGTGAGTTACTATGCTCCTTTGAAAATAACAAAGTTGTTAGCACCTTGAGTAATCAAACATCTTTCAGATAGGAAGTTTACTTCCATTGCATCAAGAGTTGAAGTATAAGCACCGCCAACTGAACCAGTCAACCAAGTCTTCATACGACGATCATCACTTTGTGATGCTCTATATCGTACGTGCAAGAATGGACGACGGATGTTAGAACCAAGAATTTGGTCATATACAGTTGAAGTACCAGCAGGAACTAATACACCTTCGACAGAACTAATTCCATCAATAGCGCCACGAGTTGAAGCATCGTTTAGATATTTCCAGTCAGTTTTATAGAAGTCATAAGAACCTCTACGGAAACCGCTAAAGCCAAGGTTTAATGCCATGTCTTCAGAGTTTTCAAACAAACCATAAGAACTACCACCATTGTAAGCGGCAGTACCACCTTGTTGTGCTACACCAGCTAGCATATCGTCAAAGTCTAGAGATGTTTGGCGATTTAAGAAAAGCATGTTTTCTTCAATAGCGCCTTGAGTATCTAGGTTTTTAAGGATAGCATCAAAATCAGCTAGACCTGCGGCTGCAGTAAATCCTACCATTTTGTTACCACGATCTTCGATAGCAGCAAATAAACCCTGTGTACCAGGAAGTTTACCAGTTGCATAGGCACCAGTACCAGCGTTGGTATTTAATTCACCTTCAACTAAAGCCATTTCTAAGTAATCTTCGAAACGTAGACGAGTTTCAGACTCAGCTTTTAGATACCATAGATATCCAGAAGTTCCGTCTTCAGTCGCTACTTCCACCCAACCAATCTGTGCGGTATCAGAACCTGATACAACATATTGATTACGAATAATTACTGGAGAGTTGCTATATTGAGTTAACTGTGGAGTTACACTTACACGTGAAGCTGAGTTACCAGCACCAGTACCAATTGAAGTACCTTTAGTATAGTCAGATCCATACACAAAGATTTTCAAATCAGTCGCTGCAGCAAACACAGTTTGTACGTCTGAACCTCCATAAAGCTGTACAGCGATATGACCGGCATCAGCAAGAGTACCACCGTTAGCAACAGGTACATCAGTTACAATACCTTTAGCTTCACCACCGTCTGAAACGTCCATAATAACGATAGTATCGTTAATAGAGATTACGTTCACTACGGTAGTTCCGTTTACGGTTGTAAGGTCTAAGTGTCCTACGTTAGCTAGGTTTGCGGCTACAGCTGTGTAAGAAATATGTAGTCGGTTTTGCTCAGACCAAATAACTTGGTCAGATGTCATAGGCATTTCAGCGCCTACCATACGCAAGAATCCAGATAGTGTACGGTTACCGTAACGCTCTACTTCTTGTTCGTAAATTTCAGGTAGATATTGCTGAGCAAAGTCATTACCTGAACCGTCGTTAAACTTTAGATAATTGCTATCTAAAATTTGTTGTTTTTGAGATGGTACTAAAGTACCAAATGTTGGAGTTAGTGTTCCAGCCATTTTAAATAATTTTTATTAATTAAACTTTTTAGTTTTGATTTTTAATTTTGAAGAATCAAGACCGCTAACAGCTTTTACTTTTAATCCATTAATAAACACATCACCAGAAGCTGTTTGCCTAGGTTCTGTACTTATGTTTTTAGATTTAGCCATAACATCTTTAACTGCATCGGCTTTGCCTTGCTCATAAAAATGCTGTGCTATAGTATCAGCGTTTCGCGCTGCGTATAAAGCTTTGTGGTAGCCTTTAGCATCTTGTATTTCTCCTTTATCATTTAAGAACGTCTTAATAAAATTTGAAATATCAGATTGTTGCTCTCCTACCTGCTTAGGATTTTTAACACCGTATCTAAATTTCTTTTCACTAACGTTGAAATCGAAACCTTCGAAATCATTAGTAAAAAGATTAGATGTTTTGTTTAAAAAAATATCCTGTTTTTGCTTTATAGAGTTTTGCTCTTCGTTGTATCGGTTGAAAAAGTCTGTAGCTTTTTGTTGGTCTTGAGTTACGCCCGGTCTCAACTTGATCTCGTCGTAGTATTTACTCTTTAGGCCTTCAAGAAAGTCTTTAGCTTTTGCAGCCTCCTCTTTAAACGCAATTTTCTTTTTGCGTATATCTTTTGGTTCATCTATATCTTCATCGTAATCAAAGTCTTCTAATAAAAGACTTACATCTTCAGAATCTAAATGTGGTTTAGTTTGTTTATAATATTCTCTGATTAAAGATGTATTATCAACGTTGGTATAATCTGCATTAAGCCTAACATAGTCTTGTACAGTTCCGCCTGTTTCTTCCATAAAAGAAACTAGCTTTTCAATATTTTCAGGTAGAACTCTTTGCTCTTGCACAGCTTGTTCTACTTCTTTAGCTACTTCAGTTTGTTGTTCCTCAGTATCTTCAACAACAGTTAAAGGAGACTCTACTTCTTCGTCATCTTCAACAACAGTTAAAGGAGATTCTACTTCTTCGTTGGATGTCCGTACTTCGTCAACCACTTCTTTGCTGTCGCCACTGTTTTGGGACTCTTCGATAATAGCATTGCTATCATCTGTCTCTTGTGTTTGAACGGCATCTTCTTCTTCTTTTATTATTACTTTAGTAACTTCTGGTTCTGTTTCTATTAAAGGTTCTTTAATATTAACCTTAGTAACTTGATCACTTGATTTACCTAAATTTTTAGGCTTTGAAGGGGTTTTTATTTTAAACTCTCCTTCTTGTTTTACTTCTTCTGACATAATATAATAGTATAAAATTAAAGGATTTTATTTTCAACGAGGCTCAAACTGTTCAAGTCCAAATCCTCCTAGTGAGTCAAATCCAGATGACTCAAAGTTTTTAGGTAGTTCATCGTTTTGACGTTGTGATATCATTTCTGATTGTTGTGTGCCTATAATTCTAGCACGCTCGTCTTTACGATCTTCTATTTCCTGTTCTTTAGCTTTTTCAACGTTAGCCCTAGCTTGTGCTAACTGTAAATTGTATTGAAACTCTTGTTCCATTAATTGTCTTTTTATCTCAGCTTCCGTTTGCATTTTTTGTATTTCAAACTGAGATTTACCTTGCTCCAATTGTAGTTTACCTTCATTTAAAGCTTGTTGTTTTTGAACTTCAGCCATAGCTGCTTTTTCAGCAGATTGAGCATTTGCTTCTGCTTGAGCTTGAATATTTTGTAATTGAGCTTGTTTAACCTGCTCAGCTTTTACTTTTTGTCTATATTTTAAAAACTGATTAGCTAATTTTAAATTACTAATTTGTCTTATATCAATAGCATCAGATAAATCTATAAGACCACCCTGTAAAGCAACTTGAATATTTTGCTCTAATCTTTGTTGCTCTTCCTCGTCTGGTTCTAACTCTAAGAAAATACCAAACTCGTGCGTGTTCAATTTTTCTATTTCTTCTAATGTAGATACATTAAATTGATTTATAGAGCTAAGCAATGCTTCTCTAGTTAGAGGGAAGTTAAGCATGTCTGATATTCTTAAGCTTATATTTTCCGCATTACTAACAGTTATGTACATTAGCGATTGCAATATATGCTTAGTTGCTGTATTTGAAGCTGCCGCTGCTAGTTTTTGTAAACCTACTAGTGAATCTTTAGCTGGTTGACTACCATCTCTAGCTTCGTTTAAGCCTGTTACATCACGTATCATTTGTAAATAATATTGATAAGTCTGCACTAAGGCTTGTATTTTAGCCATGCCAGAAGATGTTTGTAATTCCTGTATAGGAACTTTACCCCTGTTGGGATCACCATCTTGCGTTAAGCTTCTACCTACAATACTACCAGTTTGAAAATACATATTCAAAGCTTCTTGAGGATTATAAGTAGTACCATTACCAAGATCAACTTCTGCTAAACCATCAACATCTACGTAAACACCATCAGGTACCATGCGTGATAATACTTGTTGTAGTTTTAAGTGCGTTAGCTGTATCATGTCTGCAAACCCAATACATTTGCTAACTAAACTTTCTATACGACCTTTATACATCCGCGGGGCAGATATATTATAGTTCATTTTAACTTTAGTTTGGTTGCTATACGGCCTTGTCATATTTTCAGCAAGTTCCCACTTAAGCATTTTTTCATGCCCAAGTATTTTAGCGCCGCTATATAAAACTTCTATAGCTCTATGAACTCTATCAAAGTTATCGCTCTCAGGTGGATCAAACGTGTCTGGCTTTTCTAAAGCTTTTTCAAGACCTTGATCTGTTTGTTTTATTTTAAATACTTGATTTTTATAAGTTTTATATTCAAAATACAACACTTGAATTTGACTTTGCTGATCGTCTTGAGCATAATAATTACGAGTGTAATTTACATTACCCGGATATTTTTGTATTTCTTCTAAATCAGAATCTGTTAAATAAGGAAATTGTTTTTT